TAGGGTTATTGGCGTACAAGACAATGCCGCTGATGAAATGCGTAGAGTAAAAGCTCGCCGCCCTAACGATGCTGCTGAGCGTATGGACAAGCGAAGTCAAGAGTCTCGTGTTGGCTCTCGTGAGCGTAATGCTCGTGAGGAGATGACTCGTTTAAGACGCGAAGCAGCAGGCATGGGAATGAATGTTGGAGGACAGGCAACATCTAAGCTTACCAACCAGCATAAGCGCTATGCGATGACTGGCACAACTAAGCTGGCTACAGGCGGCAAAGCGCCAATGTCTACAAAAACTAAAAGAACCAAAACACCTTCACTTAGTCCTCCGACTCGCGTAATACAAGCTCGCGGAATGGGTGCTGCCATTAAAGGCGGGAACTTTACGGAAAATACCTAATGGCTATTGAAAAATCACTTTATTCTGAGTCAGACCCTGATGTTCTTGCAGCCTTAGAAATTCAAATTGAAAACCCAGATTCGGTTACAATTTCTGATGGCGACAATGTAATCAGCATGGACTTCGATGAGTCAGAAATGATTGCCGAGCATGGCGACAACCTTGTTGATTTTATGGATCGGCAAGAGCTGGAGCGGCTTGGAAGTGATTTAGTTAATGGCTTTAATGCAGATAAAGAAAGCCGCCATGACTGGGAAGAGTCCTATATAAAGGGACTCGACCTAATGGGAATGAAGTTTGAAGACCGAACAACCCCTTGGAGCGGGGCTTGTGGCGTATTCCACCCAATGCTTAGTGAAGCTGTCGTTAGATTCCAGTCTCAAACAATTATGGAAATCTTTCCGGCGGGTGGCCCTGCAAAGACTGCGATTGTAGGCGAGCTGACAGACGAGAAGGTTAAGCAGGCTGAGCGCGTTCAAGATTATCTTAACTACATGATGACCGTTAAGATGACCGAATACCGAACAGAGACAGAGAAGCTACTGTTTTCATTGCCTATAGCTGGCTCTGCCTTTAGGAAAGTCTACTTTGACCCGAATCTAGGGCGAGCCTGCTCTATGTTTGTTCCGGCTGAAGACTTTGTTGTGAGCTATGGCGCTGCCGATCTGGAAACAGCAGAGCGCTGCACTCATGTAATGAAGAAGACTACCAACGAAGTTCTGAAATTACAGCAAAGTGGCTTCTATGCAGACGTTGAGCTTCCAGCTCCGGCTCCTGATACCACTGAAATTACGGCTAAGTACAATAAATTAACAGGTGATCACCCCAACTACGAGGTTGATCAGCGTCATACCCTGCTAGAGTGCATGGTAGACATAGACCTTGCAGGCTTTGAAGACACAGATAACGGCGAACCTACCAATATTGGCCTGCCTTATGTCATTACTGTTGATAAGTCATCAAATACCATTCTTTCTATACGCAGGAACTGGAAAGAAGACGATGAGTTAAAGCTAAAGCGTCAACATTTTGTCCATTACCAGTATCTTCCGGGCCTTGGTTTCTACGGGTTTGGCCTAGTTCACATGATTGGAGGCTTGACTCAGTCAGCCACATCATTGTTACGTCAATTAGTTGACGCAGGAACACTTGCTAACTTACCGGGCGGATTAAAAGCGCGAGGACTGCGTATTAAAGGGGATAGCTCCCCGATAATGCCGGGAGAGTTTCGGGATGTAGACGTTCCGGGCGGGGTAATCCGCGACAACATCACCTTCCTTCCATATAAGGAGCCATCTGCTGTACTTCACCAGATGCTTCAGGAAATTGTGGAGGATGGTCGCCGATTTGCTTCTGCTGGAGACTTAAAAGCTTCCGATATTAATGGTGAAGCCCCAGTCGGTACTACATTAGCGCTACTTGAGCGCGAAATGAAGGTAATTAGCGCTGTTCAGGCGCGTGTTCATGCGGCAATGAAGAGAGAATTAAGGATTCTTTCCGATATCGTTGCAGACTACGGCCCTACTGAATACCCCTACGATTCGGTTGAAAACGCTATTACTTCCGAGGATTTTGATGATCGAGTAGATATTATTCCGGTCAGTGACCCCAATTCGGGAACTATGTCACAAAGAATCATGCAGTATCAGGCAGCTCTTCAGCTTGCTCAACAAGCACCGCAGATGTATGACCTACCTCTGCTGCATAGACAAATGCTGGAAGTGCTAGGCATTCGTGACGCAGACAAGATTATTCCAACTACAGACGATATCAAGCCAACCGATCCAATCTCAGAGAACATGAACCTGATGGTCGGCAAGCCTGTAACAGCTTTTATATACCAAGACCACAAGGCGCACATAGAGGCGCATACTTCGGCGATGAATGATCCGAAGATAGCTGAGCTTCTTAATCTGGCTCCTGACGCACAGGTAAAGCAGGCTGCACTTGCGGCTCACGTTGCTGAACACGTTGCCTTCCAGTATCGACAAGATATTGAGAAAGAGCTTGGGGTTGCATTGCCTCCGGTTGATTCTACTCTTCCAGAAGATATTGAATACAGGCTGTCTCAGCTAGTAGCTCCTGCTGCTGCACAGTTAACAGGAAGAGTGCAACAAGAAATGCAAGCGGAAGAAATGATACAGCAGGCTGAAGACCCAATTCTTCAACTGCAAAAGGCTGAGCTTGAGCTTGAGAATATAAAGATTGAAACCAAGGCAGCAACAGACATGGCTAGGATTCAGGCCGACTTAACGAAGGCTGCGGCTAGAGATGACCTAGACAGAGACAAGCTGGCAGCAGACCAGAAAGTCGAAGGGGCTAAGCTTGGCGTTAGAATTGCAGAAACCAACACTCAGGAAGAGCTTGAATCAAGGAAGATAGCATCGAAGGACAAGCTTGCTGGCGCTAAGATTGGCATTGAAATAGCGAAAGAGCTGATGGTAGACAATAGAGAAAGAGATATTGAAGAAATGATTAATAAAAGAGATACTACGCGAGAGCGTGATATCAACAAGAGAGAACTAGATGAGTGAAGTGTTTAGTAGTAATGCTTTAAAAATCTTAAATGACAAGATACGAATCATTATGAACGAGTACGCTGACAACATTAGTAGCGGTTCTTGTCGCAACATGGAAGAATATTCAAAGGCTGTCGGGGTTATAGAAGGACTTGCGTTAGCCGAAAGAGAATTACTTGATCTGAATAAACAGATCGGGCAGGACTAATCTCCGTATAATGCGGTGCGTAGTGACTCTGGACACTTATTCCAGTGCGGGGGAATACTAATGGTAAAGTCATTAGCAAAGGTAGGAGCGGTGGGCGTTGCAACCACTGAAGAAAATACTGTGGATATTGAAACCACTGAAAAGGCTCGTGTACCTCATCAACTTCCTGAACCGAAAGGTTTTAAGGTTTTGATTGGTTTACCTGAACCTGACAAGGCGACAGAGGGCGGCATTCTCAAGGCACAAGAAACTGTGCAGGCTGAGGAAGTTGGTTCCATTGTAGGCTTTGTTCTTAAACTAGGCCCAGATGCTTACGCTGATAAACTGCGTTTTCCTAACGGCCCGTATTGCAAGGAGGGTGATTTTGTAATTATGAGATCATATTCAGGCACACGGTTTAAGGTTCATGGTACTGAATTCCGGCTTATCAACGATGACAGCGTAGAAGCTGTAGTAGATGACCCTAGAGGAGTTATGAAGATATGAGCGAAGATAATGCGAATGAAGACACTGCCGATCTTATGTCAGTCGAAGACAAGTTCTTTGGCGTTAAGACGCAGCATATTAAGTCTGGTGGTGACGTTGTTGACTCGGAAGAGGAATCCGATCTACAGATCGAGGTTATTGACGATCATCCATCTGAAGAAAAACGGCCACCGAAGAAGGCCAAAGAAACTGGCGAGCCTGCCCCTAGCTACAATGATGGTTTTAGCGACAAAGAGTTGCAGTCATATACTAAGGGTGTTCAAAAGAGGATTAATCAACTTCGTGCAATTAACCACTCAGACAAGCGCAAGATTGGGGAAGCCCAACGGATGCGAGATGAGGCTGTTAATTTGGCAAAGACGCAACATGGTAAGCTTCAAGAATATGAGGCTCTCCTAGCTAAAGGCCAAAACGCCATTATCCAGACCTCTAAGGGTAAGGCTCAATTTGAGATTGAGACCGCCAAGAAAGAGCTTAAAAAAGCTCACGAGGAAGGTAATGCAGACTTGCTGGTGTCAAGTCAAGAGCAGCTTAATTCTGCTCAGGCCCAACTTCGGGACATGGAATCCAGAGCGGTTTCCCTTAAACGAAACTTGGATCAACAGGCTAAGCAACAGGCTTATGAGAAGGCTAATCCACAACCAGTCCCTCAGCAGCAAGTTGAAGTAAGCCCAGAACAAAGCAATTGGATGCAGAGCAATCCTTGGTTTCAGCCATCGGCTCAACAAGGACAGCCTGTAAACCCAATGCATAAAGAGATGACTGCGATTGGTTTAGCTATTCATGATAATCTATTTCATGAGGGCATTACTGCTAACACCGATCCTCAGACATATTACTCTGAAATAGACAAAAGAATGCGTGACAGATTTCCTGACTACAAAGGTTTTCAGGATGGCAGAGAGGAACGAAGCGCCCCGCCGCGTCAACGTAGAAACACCACCGTGGTAGCCCCTACTTCCAATAGGAATAATGGAGCAAAGACACGCAAAGTATCGCTTACGCAAACTCAAGAGGCTCTCGCAAGGCGCTTGGGTGTTACTATTGAACAATATGCTGAGCAAATGTTAAAACAGGAGATTGGCTAATGTCAGAAGAAAAAACCACACGCGCACCCCACGGCAAAGATTCGCGGGAAAACAGTAAAAGAGTTAGTGATGCGTGGATACCCGCGTCTTCATTACCTGAGCCAGACCACAGAGATGGGATTCGCCATAGGTGGATTCGTACATCAATGTTAGGTCAGGCAGATAATACAAAT